TATCATCCACGAGAATATTATTTCATTCATTCAAGATTTTCCCCACGAACTTGGAATTGACAAGTACATCGACTATGACTTACAATTTGAAAAGAGTTTTGTCGAACCACTCAAGGCGATCTTGGATGCAATTGGTTGGAACGTGGAAAAAACTGTAAACTTAGAACTATTTTTTGGATAATGGAACTTCCTATTAACGACAAAGAACTCGCTACAATTGTAAGTGCTCTTCGACTTGGTGGAGATACATCTCTCTACCAAAAACTAATTAAAATTAAAGAGATCCGCGATGCTAACCCAGGCGGACCTTATAAAAAAATTGCCCGAGAACAGTTTGGATTTGTAATGTAATGGATTTTTTAAAAGAGATTGTAAAAGAGATCGGAGATGACTACACAAGACTCGCAGCAGACATCGACGACAGTGAAAGATATGTTGACACGGGTTCGTACATTTTTAACGGACTTGTTTCAGGGTCTATATTTGGTGGTGTATCTGGGAATAAGATTACTGCCATTGCTGGCGAGTCTTCTACTGGCAAAACTTTCTTCAGCCTCGCTGTCGTTAAAAATTTCCTTGATGCTAATCCTGACGGGTATTGTCTATATTTTGACACTGAAGCCGCTGTTAACAAATCTCTTATCGCAAGTCGTGGCATCGACCTAGATCGTCTTGTGGTTGTTAATGTTGTGACGATTGAAGAGTTTAGAACCAAGGCACTGAAAGCAGTAGACATATATTTAAAGAAATCTGAAGAGGATCGCAAACCTTGTATGTTTGTGCTAGACTCTCTTGGTATGCTTTCCACTGAGAAGGAGATTACTGACGCACTGAACGACAAACAAGTTCGTGACATGACCAAATCTCAACTGGTCAAAGGTGCATTCAGAATGCTTACTCTCAAACTGGGTCAAGCAAACATTCCTATGATTGTTACAAATCACACCTACGATGTCATTGGTGCTTATGTCCCTACAAAAGAAATGGGTGGAGGCAGTGGACTCAAGTATGCTGCTTCTACGATCATCTATCTCAGCAAAAAGAAAGAAAAGGATGGAACGGAAATCGTCGGAAACCTTATCAAGGCTAAGACTGCTAAGTCTCGTTTGAGTAAGGAGAACAAAGATGTTACGGTGCGCCTTTATTACGATGAGCGTGGTCTTGATAGATATTATGGTCTTCTTGAGTTGGGTGAACTGGGAGGTCTCTGGAAGAATGTTGCTGGTCGATATGAAATGACTGTTGATGGTGAGACTAAAAAAGTCTATGCCAAAGCAATTCTCAAAGACCCTGAGACATATTTTACTCCAGAGGTAATGGAGAAACTTGATCAAATTGCCATGAAGGAGTTTAGTTATGGAGAAAGTTGAGTTTCTAATTCTTAGAAACCTTTTATATAATGAACAATATCTTAGAAAAGTAATTCCTTTTATCAAATCAGATTACTTTGAGGACAATAATCAAAAGATTATCTTTGAAGAAATCTCATCTTTTGTAGAACAATACAATCAACCAGCAACACGAGAAGTCGTTTGTATTGAAGTAGAAAAGCGACAAGACATTAATGATCAAAACTTCAGAGAGATAACGAATCTTGTATCTTCTCTGGAAGATGTCCAGTCAGAGTTTGAATGGCTTTGTGATACCACAGAGAAGTGGTGTCGTGATCGTGCCATTTATCTGGCACTGATGGAGTCTATTGCCCTTGCTGATGGTAAAGATGAGAAGAAAGATAGGGATGCTATCCCAAGCATCCTTTCAGACGCTCTGGCGGTCTCCTTTGACACCCATGTTGGTCACGATTACTTACTTGATTATGAGGCAAGATATGAAAGTTATCACAAGAAAGAAGACAAGATCGAATTCGACCTTGAGTATTTCAACAAGATTACGAAAGGTGGTCTCCCGAACAAAACGCTTAACATTGCTCTCGCTGGCACTGGTGTCGGCAAGTCTTTGTTTATGTGCCATGTTGCAGCTTCCGCACTCTTGGGAGGGAAAAACGTATTATACATCACGCTTGAAATGGCTGAAGAAAAGATTGCGGAGCGAATTGATGCTAATCTCCTCAATGTCCCTATTCAGGAGATGACTGATCTTCCTAAAGTAATGTTTGAGGATAAGGTGACAAAACTGGCACAAAAGACTCAAGGTACGCTAATTATTAAAGAGTATCCTACCGCGAGCGCACACAGTGGACATTTTAAATCACTTCTTAATGAACTTGCACTTAAGAAGTCATTTAGACCTGATATTATTTTCATTGATTACCTTAATATATGTGCTTCCTCGCGGTATCGCGGAAACGGCAATGTCAATTCATATTCTTATATTAAGGCTATTGCAGAAGAACTTAGAGGATTGGCTGTTGAAGCAAACGTCCCTATCGTATCTGCCACGCAGACCACTCGTTCTGGTTATGGTAGCTCTGATGTTGAGCTTACTGACACTAGTGAGTCCTTTGGTCTCCCTGCTACTGCTGATCTTATGTTTGCCCTTATCTCTACTGAGGAACTTGAATCGCTTGGACAGATAATGGTGAAGCAATTGAAGAATCGATACAATGATCTTAATGTCTTCAAACGATTTGTTGTCGGTATCGATCGTGCTAAGATGCGTCTGTATGATTGTGAGCAGTCAGCACAGGATGACATCCTTGACAGTGGACAGGATGAGGAGTATACTTATGAGGAAGCAAAACCTAAAAAATCATTTGAGGGATTTAAGTTTTGAACGGTTACTACTCGGTCTTCGATCCAGACGGTAAAAAGATCGCTGACTGTGGTATCGAAAGAGATGCGGTCAATCTTATGCATTCCAGAAACAAATACTGGGATGGGCATTACTTCACATTTAATCCTTTGCCTGGTGACATTATTGATGTTTCTGATGGCAAGCAACTTCCAACTCGGGACATCGTAGTCAATATGGACGGTGGTGTTGGTGGTAGTTGGAAACAAGTCGAATATGTTGAGGTTGGCGGTCAAACGATCCCTACTCAACAAAACCTACCCGAATCTGATTCTAAACCTATTGATTTAAAATGACTGTAGACACTGAAAAGTACCTTGAGTTTGTAGAGGGAGTGACCAGTCCTCCCAGCCTTGATTATCCTATTCTTGCTGCTCGTCTTAGTGAGTTGGAAGTGAATGGTACTAATGTTCCTCAACTCTTGACTGCTGCACTTGGTTTGACTGCTGAAGCAGGAGAGTTTACTGAAGTTGTGAAGAAGATCTTCCTGCAAGGCAAACCTTATACCGAAGAGAATGTCTTTCACATGAAGCGTGAACTAGGTGATATCTGTTGGTATCTTGCTCAGGCTTGTATGGCACTCGATACCACATTTGATGAAGTCATCGAGATGAATGTTGAGAAACTTGAGTCTCGTTATCCTGGTGGTAGTTTTGATGTTCATAAATCCGAAAATCGTAAGGAGGGAGACCTGTGATTAAAATTGAAATGGATGTAAGGGCAGCAGCTGCTGTTCGTCAGTCATTGTTTACTGATACAAAAATGTACACTTATGACCCTAAAAGTGTTCCTCCACGAGTTACTGATATTCGTTCTGTGATTCAAGACCTTGATGAGCAGATTGAAGTAGAACTCAAAAAGGCAGAAGAGGACAGTAATTCTTAAGGATTATAAATATTCTTTAGGAATAATCGTGTCTGGAAATGAACGCTCAAGATCTTAAAAATCTCGCTGAGGCATACACTCAACTGAGTACGAAAAAAGATGATTCATATCTAGAGACGGATATGAAGAAACGCCAGAAGAACAACGAGAAGGCTCGTAAGGATATGGAAAAGATGGGGACGATGAAGAATCCTCATTTTGGTGAAGAGGTGAAGGGGCAAGATACTGAAATGAGAAAGGCGGCCGCCGCCGAAAGAAAAGCAGGTGATAAAAAACTTTCCCCATCAGAGGGGAAAGCAAATGCTGATAAGATGCAAAGAGATATCAAGTTTTATGATAAACTGACTAGAAAAGAAGCACTTGATCCTGTTGGTAAGGAAGATGGTGATGTTAATAATGACGGTAAGAAAGATAGCACAGATAAGTATTTGATGAAGCGTCGTGCTGCCATTGGTAAAGCAATGGGTAAGAAAAATATTAGAGGTAATGATTCTGCAGAGCAGAAAGCCCGCCTTGAGAAAAAGCGTGGTATGAAACTAGATGATCATCCTCAGTTTAAGAAAGAAGAAGCAGAAGTAGAAGAGGGTTACAAAACACTTCCCAAAGAAAAGATGGCAAGACAGGCCGATAAGGCATATGGTAAAGAAGTAAGAGCAGCTGCTGCTGGTGATGAGAAAGAAACTAATAAACAGATGCAACGTAGACTTGCAATGAAAGATCCTGCTGGTCGTAAGGCAGCATTGAAGAAAGAAGAACTGGAACTGAGTGGTAAGTTCACTGCTGAAGAGATCGAAAAAATTATTGAAATCATGGGTGAGTAATTTTTTAATAACTTTGTTCTAAATACTTGTAAAAGTCGGTGGAGCGTATTCCTATGGCAATTACAATTCCTCCAGATGCAACAAGGACTTTTGAGAAAGTCATGGGTGCATTAGGTGGAGAAGATTATTCTTACTATCTTTTTGATGTAAAGAACGCTAACGAAAATCCTAGAGCAAAGAAAGTTGTTGAGATGGTGGTCTATGTGCCACAAACAAAGAGAGTAACAGCAGCTGCTAATATACAAGCATCTCTTGATGGTGATGGAGTTATTGCTAAGGTATTAGATAAAGAAACTGAGTTGGATGTATACTTAATAGGTAATGAAAAGAAGTATATTAGAATTCTTGTAAAACCAAACGGGTCAAAAGGATCTGGTGGTGGCGCAGCTGCAACAGCAATTCAAGAAGCAGCACAGTGTGTATATGCTGCCATGAGAT